GCAACGTTAAGGCGCTTGGAGGAAGCCAAGACACTCTTTGACGTGGCGTTCAAAAGAGCGATTCAGGCGGTTCAGGACGCCAAGGAAGAATTGACTCGGCCCTTGACAAGGGACGAGATGCTGGAAAGAGACGAGGAGGGGTTTTAAAATGATTAAAACTCGAACAATTAAAATTGAAACAACCAGGGTTAGGACATTCATAAGACTTCTGGAATATTCCGTTAAACGGGGAGACCCCCTTGTTTTGGATGACTTGGAACAAACAAAAATGATCGCTGGTGAATTAAAGAAGATGCTTTATGTTATTAGGCAAACAGCAAGACATGAGGATGAGGTCCCAATTCCCGATATCGAAGCCCCGCCAAATGATGCAACAGAAGTGAAAAAAGAGAAAGAATGTATCAAGGGGGAAAAATGAAAGTTAAATCATTCACCGCCGGAGGATGGGAGCATCGATATATCCACCACGACAATCTGGCGACGCTGATTCAAATTACGGTGGCCCACAAGGTGAAAGGCTGGACAGGGGAAATATCCCCAAGGCCACTAGGAGATGGAAAATATTTTGTTGGCCTCCACAGGGAGAAAGGGAACACCTACATAAAAAGTATTTAATTTGGTTGACAGGTGAATATATACTTTTATAAAAACCGATCATGAGAAACAAAGAAGGGCTCTACAGGAAGCGAAATTACCTGATGAAAACAACTGAAGAGGAATTTGACTATCTTCGGATCAAGGCAAAGAAGAAATGCAAATCGACCATTGCCAGGTTTATCAGGGACAGGGTTTTCCCTGCGAATTGGAAAACGGAATACTTCAAACTGAAACGGGAATATGGGGTAAGCCAAAATGGCGGATAAGGTCCTCTCATTTATAGTCGGGGCATTAGTGTTTTTGATTGTCGCCTTAGGGGTTGCGAATTCATCGAAGGAATATACCGACACAGAGGGGGGGTGGACAGACTATGAAAAGAATCAGATTATCAGGATTCTCCGGCAGATCAGGGACAACACAGCCCGATGAGATTCTTCCCCTGGATCACAGCGGACTTCCAAGGGTCGATGACTGGGAGATAAATATCTTTTATGACGATGGGAATTGACTTCATCAGGATTTTCGTGGACAGGGACCTATCCCAGGATAATTTCACTTCATGCCTTTTTAGATTGATGGCGAAGGCGGACAGGGCCAACCTTAACAGGATTGAGAAAGGATTCCCGAAAGAATGCGAGCTGTTTTATTGGTGGAGAGGCCACACGAAAAATCCAAGCAAAGATGAAATCTTTAGATTTGCGGAGGATTTAGACAAGAATGAATCAACCATTCCTAAATGAAATAGACCGCTATCGGTTTCACCATTCCAATATGATTGACCGAATTGCAGAGCTTGAAAAAGAAGTCATGGACTGCATGGCTTTTATCGAATGGATTCAAGAGACAGCCCAAAAGGGTCTTGAGTCACGCTTGCCGAGAGAAGCCCTTGGCCTCATTAGCAGGAAAATAGGCGAGGCTTCAACAAAATAAAGTCCTGGGAGGATGAAATGGAATTGAGAAAGCTGGTTGAAATGGTCCTTGATCGCCATCCCGAAACAAGAAGAGATGACAGAAAATTGATCCTTGCGGTTTGGAAATGCCAGGGTCTTTCCTTGACTGAGGCCCAGATCGCCTATGTCACGTGTTATTGCACCATTCCCGAAACCATAAGGCGAATGAGACAGAAAATCCAGGAGGAAGGCCATTTCTGGCCAGAACAAAAACAGGGGGAATTATGCCTTACCCGATACCCGATTCAATGATGGACCCGCCTTGCCCCGCCAGGTCTCACTTCATAGAGCCCTGCGACAAAATCGGCGGCGAGTGCGACGTTTGCGGAAGCCCCGCCGCCTGGTCAGTGGATTTCATATATTTCTACCAGCCTAAATTGTCGGAGAAAAAATTATTATGCCAGGGATGCTACCTTGAGTTTGTGCCGGAGGATGTAAGGGATGAGATTTAAACACCTAATCCCCCTTCTGTTCTTTCTGGTGACGTGGAATGAGTATAAGGTGGCGTGGACGAACGAGAGAAATAGAACGGTTTGCGGCGACGGGGATTCTGGATGCTGGTCAACCCTCATGGTTGAAACCCCGCCTAGTGAACGCACTTATGAGGTTCACTTAACCACCCACACCCAAAGATTAGAGAGGCAGATCGACGTTGATCGGTTTATAGGAGGCTCAAAAGCGTGTGACCCAACCAATGTGTTTGGGCATAGCGATTGCCATCATCCAGGAATCATATCCCCCAATGCGTTCAATATTAAAGTGAAGGAGGTAAAAGAAGAATGATGGCCTGGACCCTCCAAATCATAGGCTGGGGAATCATCTGGGGCGTGGCGTTGTATTTGGTGACATGAGCATGGATATTAAAGAAGCCAGGGAAATAATTAAAGGATGGCGAGAACAGGGAAGAGGGGTTCCGTCTCCTTATATAAGACTTATTCCAAATGAAATATATGCACAGGCCAAAGGTTACATCGAAGCCCACGAGAAGGAACGGAAGAGGGCGGAGAAGCTGGTGGAGGCGTTGAGAAAAATTCCCAAGATTTTAAATTCCATTAAATACGATAAAAAAGAAGACAGGCATTATATATGCGGTCCAATGTCATGCGAGTTAGTATTGGTTGACGACGTAGTAAAAGAAGCCCTAACCTGGAAGCGCCGCTTCTGTCAAGGACGAAGAAATGAGTGCAGAGATTGATCCCTGTTTTTTTGAGACTTTAATTACAAATGGACCTGAATGTCCACGTGATTTGGGACGGCATAAATGGGCTGAGTTTCCTTCGCTTATATTCAATATGGATATTGAAATGGGCGAACAGAAACCAGGCAAGGATTTGAGTGAGAGAGAAATTGCCCTCTTCGAACAGGAAGTGAGAGATGAAAAATCCATAGAGTGCGCCAACCGTCACGCCAACGTAGAACGAATTATTAAATGGGTACAATCACGTGATAGGAAGCCGGCGAACATAGAATTTACCGAGGGACCAGAAAGGCAGATGGCGTATGTTATTGAAGATATTATTAACAATCTGTCCAGAAAGCATGAAATCATGGAGGAGATGAGGGCCCGTGGCTGAGAGATGGAAGCCATTGGCCCTCGGACTCCTTCTCTTAGGCCTACTCACCGGATATTGGCAGGGCTACAAGGCAGGGAAATCCCGCCCCCCCAATTGCATCCCGATCATGCCCGGCACCAAGACCCTGTTTGCTTACCCCGGCAAACTCACGTTGAGCAAGGGCCCCGATAATAAATATTTGATAGAATTCCAGGCAACTCATGAATCTGATTAAGGTAGGCAATTCATACATTGACCCAGAGGAAGTCATTGGGGTCCACAGCCACCAACTGGGGAAGTCGATGGTCATTATGAAAAACCAAATGAGGATGGAGATCTCAATGTCCGCCGATGATGTCGTCAAAACCCTTGAACCCCACATGCCAACACCCTATCGGCCTGCGACCATGTGACGGTACCTTAGGTGATTTAATGAATAACTCCTCACTCGAAACTATGAAAGCCGTACGCCAACTTGAGCAAGCGGGCTACACGTATAAGCCACACACAGATCGTTGGGAAAAGAGGGACGGGTTTCGGTATCATTGGATTGACAGGGCCAAAGTGATTTCACGCCCAAAAGAGGTCATCGAATCCTTAAAGGATAATGGATTTACATCGAATGAAACCACCCCCTAGAGAAAAGCCCATCCACCAAAGAGCCTTTGAGTATTTTTATGAATTAGGCGAAAAGCGCACAATACAGAAGGTTTCAGAAAAGTTCGCTAAATCAAGGGTTGCCGTTCAGATCTGGTCCAAAAGATTCAGTTGGTGGGATCGCGTTGTGAAAAGAGACAAGGCCGTCTCCGATTCCATCCTGGATAACATGGATGCCTACAAGAAGAAATCGAAAGAGGAAACCCTGAAGCTCATCCGAGCCACCAAGATACGATACGCCTCCCTTCTCAAAAACCAGAAGATCACCGCATCAGACTTTGAACGAATCTGTCGCCTTGAACAGCTCCTGATAGGTGAACCGGACAGCCGTGTGGAAGAGGGGACCCTGGCGGCGATTGTGAAACGTGCATCTCAAGACTTCAGAGAGGATTAAGATATGGCAGAAGGTAAAAGAAGATCCTCTTTTCTTTTATGACGAATTCCTAAACGGCCCCCCACTCTGGCATAAGCAACAAGAGATTGCTAAAGCCGTCGCATCCCACAAGAAAGTTGCCATCCGGGCCGGCCACGTCGTGGGGAAAACCTATACCCTCGGTTTCCTGTCAACCTGGTGGATGGCCTCAAATCCGGACAGCCTTCTCATTACCACCGCCCCGTCAAGCCGCCAAGTTAAAAACCTTCTGTGGGGTGAAATCCGAAACTTTTACAACAACGCCAAATATCCGTTGGGTGGCGAGATGTCCACCATGACGTGGAAGTTTGACGAAAAGTGGTATGCCATCGGGTTTGCCACCGATAAGCCCGTAAACATCGGCGGCTTTCACGGTAAGCGAGTTATGGCGATTGTGGATGAAGCCTCTGGGATGGAGCCCAACATCATGGATGCCATTGACACAGTTGTTGGGGGGGCTGACTGTAAGCTGGTTTATGCCGGTAATCCTCTTGAGCCATCAGGCCGGTTTTATGAGGCGTTTAAAGACTCTTCATTCCATAAGATCAAGATATCCTGCCTCGATCATCCAAATGTGAAAGAGGGCCGGGACGTTATCCCCGGGATGGTAAGCAAGGAATGGGTGGAAGAAAGGAAAAAGAAATGGGGCGTGGGCTCTCCCTTATATATGGCCAGGGTTGAAGGAGACTTTCCAGAGGATGCGGCTGAAATTATCGTTCCCATGTCATGGGTGGAAGCGGCCCGCGACCGGGAATTAGAACCAAAGAAAGACGATCCAGTCGAAGCGGGCCTTGATGTATCTGAGTTTGGGACAGACGAGACGGTGTTTACCGTAAGGAAGGGGCCCAAGGTGATCGCTCAGCAGTTTTGGGCACAGACAGATCTCATGAAAACTGTTGGGAAAACCCTTCAGCTCTGTAAATTGTTCCACGTGGAACATTTGAAGGTAGACTGTATCGGCATTGGCGCAGGGGTGACATCCAGGCTTAAAGAGATTGCAGAGGAAAAGAAGTCCGGCCTGGCGGTGTTTGGCATCAATGCATCTGAATCATCCGTTGAGCCTGAGGAATACGGGACAGTCCGTGATGAACTTTGGTACAACCTCCGTGACCGATTCCATGATAAGTTAATTGACTTGACAGCCGTTTCAGACAATGATGATTTGATCTCCCAGATATCAGGTCCAAAGCAATTGGTCAATAGCAAGGGCCAGCGTAAAGCGGAGTCAAAGGAGAGCATGAAGAAAAAAGGGGTGAGGTCGCCAGACCGGGCGGACTCCCTAGCCCTCGCTTTTTACGTCCCGCCAAAGGACCCTGAGCCGAAAGTTTCTTTTTTTTGATTGTTTTTTTAGGAAAGCTGTGTTAACCTTTGGGAGGCCAGGAAAGGAAATATATTGGTTAAGCCCAATTTATCAGTTGCCGGGACAAAGAATCCGGCCTTTCCCATTCATGATTCCATAACCTTCCTTGAGTCTGGTGTCCAAAATCCAGACCCGATAGACGATTTCCTAGAAGCCTACGGCATCCATTCCTGGGTCTATATTTGCGTTAAATCAATAACTGACGCCATAGCAGGGATTCGGCTGGAACCTTATATCCAAAAATCTGACGGATCATGGGTGATAGACACCAAGCATGAACTCATGTCCATCCTGGATTCTCCCAACCCCTACATGGGCGGATACAACCTCAGAGAATATACTGCGGCCTCCATGAAGCTTGCCGGGAACGCCTACTGGTACCTGGAACGAATGGGGACAACTAAGATCCATGAAATATGGCCGCTGTTGCCAGATAACGTCAAAGCGGTCTCCACCAAAGAAAAACTCATCGACCATTATATTTATGATGTGGGTGGGAAGCAGATCAGATTGGATCTTGACGAGATCATCCATTTTAAATCCATGAATCCCACCAGTCTGATTTACGGGAAGGGTCCCCTTTCCGCCGCTAAGACAACTGTCACAACGGACATCTTCGCCCAGGTCTGGAACAAATCCTTTTTCAAGAACTCGGCCATTCCTGATTTCGCCCTGGAAACGGACACTGAGCTTAAAGACGAGACACGCCGCCGAATCCTTCGATCCTGGGAACAGAACTACAAGGGGGTCAAGAACAAGGGCAAAGTGGCCTTGTTGGAGGCGGGCCTTAAATTCAAGAGCTTCGGAAACCAAATCAAGGACATGGATTTCGTAAACCTCAGAAATCAGCTAAGGATTGAGATCCTTTCCGCCTTCGGTGTTCCGCCATCGGTGGCGGGGCTTTTGGAGTTTGCCAATTACTCCAACATGAAAGAACAAACAAAGATGTTCTGGACAAACACCATCATACCCTTGACCCGCAACATCGAACAGACTTTAACGTCGAGATCACGGCAAATTACCTTCAGACCCCAGACTGAGTTTCAGTTTGACCTTTCGAAAGTGGAAGCCTTGAGGCCAGATGAACAGATGCGGTCCACCACGGCAAGGGCTTATGTTGGTATGGGAATACCCGTAAACCAGGTTATTGACGCCCTGGACCTTCCCTTTGAACACGTTGAGGGAGGGGACGAACCCCGCCAGCCATTTTCGCCAATCGCCCTAAACCAACAGGCGCCTGAAACCAAGAAGATAGATCTTACCCGAGAAGAGTTTCGTTACGCCGAGTGGAAGCAATTTGACGAGGCCCTCCGAGCCAGGGAAAGCCGGTTTCAGACGGCCATGCGAGGATTTTTCAGAATACAAAAGAAGCGGGTTATTAAAAGGCTTGAAGATAACGCCCAGGCCCTTGTCGCTGAACCAGGGGAACGGTCTTATATTTGGAGGTTATTAAAGAAAGCTCTGGGCGGGAAAACCGGACAAGCCTTTTCCATTAAGGCAATCAAGGATACGGTGGAGGTCATCTTTGATATGCGGTCTGAAAACGAATCCCTCTCCAACACCTCCGACAGATTAATACGTGGAACATATCTTGACTTTGCAACCCGGATGTCAAACCGGGTTAACCCTAATTTTGATTTTAATTTGAAAGACCCCGTGGCCGAGGCTTGGATTGATTCTAAGAAGTTTAAGCTGGTTAGGGAGGCCAATGGATTTACCCTTGAGGAGTTGACGGAGGAGATCGTTGATGCGGTGGAGGATGCGGTACGGGCAGGGTTTAGTCAATCGGAAACCATCGCAGAGATTAAGAATCGAATTGAGGACACCTACGAATTTGCCGTAGGGCATCGGGCGGAACGAATTGCAAGGACCGAAGTGATCGCCGCTTCAAACGCCGGGAATCAAAACGCAATGGAACAAACAGGGGTTGAAAGAAAACAATGGCTGAGTGCCAGGGACGGAAACGTCAGGGACACACACCAGCCAGGATCGGGGGCCCCTGGAAGTACGCTTGATGGACAGATTGTGGGCACGAGAGGGTCGTTCACCTCTCCATCAGGGGCGGCCTTGTCGTTCCCCGGCGATCCTTCCGCCCCAGCCGGTGAAATCATAAATTGCCGATGTACAACAATACCGATTGTTGATGAATAATTTAACCGCCTCTCGGCGGAAATTAAGGAGGAAACAAATGAATAAAAGAAGGTTAAATCTCTTCCTCGCCGGACTCTTCGCCGGGGGGGTGTTGTTGATGGGCCTAATGGGGCCAAGCGTGGAAGCCGCTTCAACCCGGAAGAAGTTGCAAACGGGAATCTTAAAGATATTCAATGACGTGGATATCGCGACGGGAACGGCGGCATCATGGACTTCAGACACGATAGATCTTTCTGGCGGTCAGCTTGACGTTTGCGATTTCCAAGTCAGCGTGACATCCGGTGCCACCCCTGCGGCGGCATCCTCTGTTACCCTGGATTTTGCGGTTCAAACATCGGCAGACGGCGGGACGACCTGGGCGCAGACCGACTGGTTCGATCAAATCGTCTCATCCGAAACCGTGATTGAATCGACCAATAGCGCCGTGAACGTGTCCCCCGGGAATAAAGCCAGGGTATTGGCAACAATGACGGCCAATACCACGTTTTACTCGGTGGATATGTGGGCGATCTGTAAATCAGATTAAATGTCAATAAGAGTTTAGCGGTTTATTAACTGCCGAAGGGGGTGAGAAGCCCCCCTCTATTTATGAGAAAGTGGATAAAATCAAAGGAAAAGAAAATTCATCTTTGGCTGATAAAGAAAATAGCCAAGAGGAACCCTGATATTCTTTCTGACTTTATCGACAATCGGGCAACCAACCTCTCTATTTGGTTATCAATGCGTATTCTGGACCATGAGGGAATCTTTCATTGTCAACGGTGCCCAAGCCGTTTTGGATTGATGCGCTTAACGGGTGGAGGTTATGCTTGCAAATATCACGCCCAAATCATCACGAAGGAGGTGGAGGCACTAGGAGCCTCCGAAAACTATAATGGACAAAAAGAAAAAGCAATTTCACGTTAAAGAAATAAACTCAGAGGAAAAGACTGTTACGGGCCATGTTTCCACATTCGAATGGGACAGAGACGGGGAGAGGTTTGTCAAGGGGGCATGGGAGCTTGACAATTTCAGAAGAAATCCCGTTGTCCTTTGGGCTCACAATCATACGGAGCCACCCATTGGAAAGGCCGGCGAATTGCGTGAAGACGATAAGGGGTTGCTGGCCAAGACAAGGTTTGATGAAAAGGGCGAAAAATCAATGCAGGTCTTTTCCTTGTTCGAAAGAGGTTTCCTCAATTCATTTTCCGTTGGATTCCTGCGAAAGGGATTTGTCATGGAGGACATGGGAGGCGGGGAGAAGGGACTGGCGATTACAAAGGCTGAACTTTATGAGTATTCGGCGGTATCCGTTCCCGCCAATCCCGGGGCGACGGTGCAACGGGAAGTAGCCGACCTCGCGATAAAAACTCTTGGCCAGGATGCGATTGAGGTTATCCATTCCAAATCTATGGGTGATCAGTACCTTGTCCTCCCCGTTAACGGACAAGGGGGGTTCACGGCACCGCCGGACCACAATGGGCTAGCTATACCTTATGGCAATTTCGAGCCAGCACTTAAACAGATAATCAATATGGCGAGGATTGCCAAAGGGGACGAATTCGGAGATCAAAAGAAAACATTGCTTACCACGGCGATCAGCGTATTTAATGAAATCCTGGAAGAATCCGATAAGGATCAAGTCAATAAGAAATTGCTCCAAGACCTTTATGGTTCTGTTGAGGCTTTTGGTGATGTTATCCAGGCGATATATCCGGCGAATAAACAAGTCGTGCAGAAAACAATTTCCCAAATGCGAAAAGCCCTAGAGGGCCAGGCGGGGTAACGTCCGGCTGTGCATTTGGCAAGGAGAAAACAATGTCATACACCGAAGATATACAGGTCGTCTGTAAATCTCTCAAGGAGATTACCGACGCACTAAAAAAGGCCAAGCCCCTTGATAGGCAGGCCGTTAAAGAGGAAGTGGAATCCAGCCTCAAGGAAATCCTAAGAAATCATCCCGGCTTCACGCCGCAGAGAAAAATTCAGTTTCCTGGCGGGGTAACTTCCAAGAAAGAAGATATCCTTCATTCGATGCCCAAGGATCTTCAAAACCTGATGGACGGGATGTTCTTTATGTCCAAGGTCCTAAGAAAAAAGCCCAATGAACTAAAGATCTGGGATAGCTTCGCCCGCAAGGCGGGTGATTTCAAGAAGGCGCTTGACTCAACAACGTCCGGCGAAGGGGACGAATGGGTCCCAACCGAATTCTCGCCTGAATTATTCAAGCTGGTTCGGCTTGAATTGCGGGTGGCCTCTCTGTTTCCAGAGATCGTTATGCCCTCCAACCCGTATGAATTGCCGGTACAGCTTGGCCGTTTCACCACGGAAAAGCATGCCGAGCAAACAGCGGACACCGGTCAAACGGTCATCCCGAAGCTGACCACCACGGGAATCACCGGGAAAACAACCTTCACCGCCGTCGGGCATGGAGGAATTGTCCTGGTTTCCGATGAAGCGACGGAAGACTCAATGGTCCCCATGTTGCCGTTTATCCAGCAAGAAATTGCGACGGGATTGGCCGAGGGCCGGGAAGACTTCATCGTCAACGGAGATACAGCCGGAACTCATGAGGATTCAGATATTACCGGCGCCTCCGACCGCCGGAAGGTCGCGCTTGGTCTCAGGGCCTTGGCGCACGACAACTCTTACACCCAAGACCTCGCGACACTCTCCATCGGGAACCTTCGCAAAATGCGGAAAAACATGGGGAAATACGGCGTTGCGCCTAGCCAACTGGCCTGGGTTACAGGGATCGCAGGATTCATCAAGCTATTGGGCCTGGATGAGGTTATCACCCTTGACAAATACGGCCCAAATGCCACCATCCTGACCGGAGAGTTAGGGCGGATTGATGGTATTCCCATCGTCATTAGCGAATGGGTCCGGGAGGTGCTGGATTCAAGCGGCCTGTACAACGCCACCGGAGACAAAACCGTGATCCATTTAATACGAAGAAATCGGTTTGCCATCGGCATGAAGTCGAGGGGAGATGTCAGAATCCTCCGCGAACGATACGCCGACGTGGCCCAAATCGGTGTCCGCGTACGGGAACGGGTTGACTTCCAGCCCCTGACCGATGCAAGCGCCGAGAGGATCACCGACCTCGGGCAGAACGTATCAACAGATTAAAGACCATAAAACCACGGCGGGGGTCCTTGGTGGCCCCCGCCTGATTTGAGGAGTGATAATGAAACTTATTTTTAATGCAAAAGAATTGAACTTTTTTAATGCCAAGAACGCAAATGGTGGGGACATCCGCATAAGAAAAGGGGCGGTCTTGTCCATTGGCGAGGAAGCGGGACGAGAATTGATGGAGAACTATCCCGGCGAGTTTTCTATTCAAGAGTCGCAAAGCTTACCCCCAAAACCAGAGGCCGCTGAACTGGACAAAGATCCAGTCAAAAAAGGAAGGAAAAAGAAGTCTGCTTAATGTGGAAAAGACTTTTACTCGCAAGTTTTCTGGCGTTTATTCTGCCCGCCATAAGCTATGGCGGGATAGGCATATTTCCCAATCCCGCAGGCTCGAACGGCGAGATCCAATTCAATAAGAATAAAAGATTTGGCGCCGATTCTGATCTCACCTATTCAACAACCACCAAGCAGTTAAGCGTTTCCTCCGGATCATTCACTTACATTGGTTTTTCCTCGGCTGGTGTCGTCCGCCAAATTGAGTGGGCGGATGGAACGGTTCAGGTATCCTCCCCCCCAGCCGCAGGCGTTGGGTCAGGGGATATTACAGGGGTCACGGCGGGATATGGACTTCTTGGCGGGGGATCTACCGGCGAGGTCACGCTCACGCTGGATGAAAACACGACCTCATATGTGACGGCCTCAAGCGCCACCGCCACCTATCTTCAACAGTCATCCGCGACGGCCACCTATTTACAGCAATCTTCTGCTTCGCTGACCTATCTCCAACAATCCTCGGCAACAGCGACCTACCTACAAAATTCATCGGCCACCGCGACTTACCTGAGTCAATCGTCAGCCACCGCCACCTATCTTCAATCTGAGTCAGACCCCGATGCCGTCCTCAATCAAGACACGTTGCAAACGGGAGCTTCTTATTATGTGAGGCAGGGTGTTGTTGATTACCGTCTTGGTATTGGAACGGCCACCCCACAGGCTCCAATCCATATCAAAGACACCTCAAATACATCTATCACCCTCTTTAGGTTTGACGGCATTTCGTTCCCGTGGACGCAAAACGTTTTCTTCGACATTTACACAGGAAATGAAGGAAGCCAATCATTGCAGGGAAGATTCGGGTGGACACCAAACGGTCAATTTATTGTTGATGACGCAAACGGAAACCGAATGTTTACGGCAGGAAATTCCGGTACTGCGCTCATCTCCATGTCAACCACAACAGAGTTGAGAGCCGCTTCGCCGTTGAGATTTTCCGACACCGACAGCTCAAATTATGTTGCTTTTGTTGCTTCAGATTCAGTGTCGTCTGATGTCACTTGGACGCTTCCCGATTCGGATGTTTCCGGCTGTTTGCAATCCGACGGAGCCGGGAATTTATCTATTTCGGCCTGTCCTGGCGGCAGTGGCAGTACTCTTGAGGTCCAAGACAGCGGGACAGAAATTGAACCAGACGTTTCTACTGTAACTTTTAATGGCGTTATAGCTTCATCTCTAAACGCTTCGGGGGATGTTTCGGTTTTTCTGCATTACAATAATTCCAGTTTTACGGTAACAGGGACCAGTCTTTCATTGGTGGAGACTTACCTTGAATCCGAATCAGATCCCAATTCAATTTTAAATCAAGACACTCTTCAAAGCGGAGCGACGTTTTTCGTCAGTAGCGGTGTTGTTCAAGGGACGTTTACTGTTGTCGAACATTTTGAATTGACCGGAGATAAATGGGGCTGCTCAGGACTTGGAAATAACGGCAAGCTAACCGTTGAAGCCAACGGGGACGTTGTTTGCGCTCAAGACGTTTCAACGGCGGGCGGAGCCTCGATTCAATTTAAAGACGGTGCATCTGAGATTGTTCAGTCTTCGACTATTACTTTCACGGCTGACCAATACATTATCACAGATAGCGGGGGAGAGGGGCTGGTCGCTCTTGACGCTTCGTCTGTGACCCTTCAGGGAAACGCAACGAACCAGGCAAACGCTCTTGCATGGGTCGAGAACGATGGGTTTATACCGGAAAGCATACTTGACTCCTCAATAGTAAGCCAGCTCGGTTCGGAGATTGATATTTCCGGCGAAACAAATTTTACGGCAGACAACGGGGTGACCCTGGTTGGGGATAACGTGAGCATCTCGTCTGTTAGTTTATCGACCCAGGTTGTAGGGAACCTGCCGGTAACAAATCTCAATTCAGGCACGGGGGCCAGTGGGACTACGTTCTGGCGAGGAGATGGAACCTGGGGTACTCCCGCCGGGGGGAGTGGAACGCCTCTTGTTATTCAGGATAGCGGAGTCCAGGTTGATGCCAATGTGGGAACGGCGACGTTTAATGGTGCCTTAATATCCTCTCAAAATTCTTCAGGAAATGTTTCCGTATATATTGGAGTGAGCGAACCAATTAGTATCTCAGGAAGCAGTATTACCATTGACGGAGACAAAGGAGATGTGTCTTATTCGGGTGGAGTGGCGACCGTAGACAATGTGGCGGCGGCCAATGTGGCGGCGGGAAGCCTTGGGGGGTCAGTTATAGCTTCTTCGATAGCCGTCGATGCGGTGGGAATCGCACAGTTAAGCGCTTCTGGGACACCGGATGCAACCACGTTTTTACGGGGCGACAATTCCTGGGCGGCACCTGCTGGATCAGGGGATATGGTTTTAGCCTCCACCCAATCGAATACGGGCGCAAAAACCTATCTTAACACAAGCCTAAGGGTAGACGGATCAGACGGAACCCACGGGATTGCAGACGAAAACAACAATGAATACCTTTTATTTGAATCAACAACTTCTGCAACCAACCATTTTACGATCCTTAATTCTACTTCAGGGGGAAGCCCTGTTTTTGCCTCTTCCGGAACAGATGCCAACGTAGGCATGATTCTTAGGATGAAGGGCACCGGCGCAGTAATTATTGATTCGACTTCTACGGCAACACAATCAAGTTACCGTGACGGGCTTATGGTTAATAGCGCCAAAGGAAACGCCGTGGCCTCGGATTTTATTGTTCGAGCGGCCACCAACGCTTTCATGCTCCATGTGGACGCTTCAAAGAATTCTGCTTCCGCAGGACTTGCCAATCCCGATCCGTCCTTTATTGCCGTCATGTCGGACACTGAAACAATCGCCGCCGGCGGGACCATCACAGTAGACGCTTGCGGATCAATTAAAAGGATTCGCTCAAACTCAGACGTAACCACGGATACCACGGACACTTTTGAAACGGCAGATGCCGAAAATGCCGGAAAACTGATTCAGCAGTTACGTGCCGCAGGATTCAGCGCCTACCAGGCCACCGAATCCGGACCTGGCGGGCCGGGCCATAAAGTCCGGGTCGGGCCCGAAATTGAACGCCTTTCAGCTGTTCGAATAGCCGATGAGATCCGGCAAAAGCTGGGCCTGGACGGCATTGTCATGAGCGTGGACTAAGGATACGGACTTGGACTGGCCTGATTACCTGATCCTGGCAACCATTGCCATTTCCATACTGGTCGGCGCGCTCAGGGGTTTTGTCAAAGAAGCCTTTTCGCTGGCCGTTTGGGCCATCGCTTTCGTGGTGGCATTCCAGTTTTCAGCCCCCATCGCCACATGGATGGAGTCATCCATCACCTTACCGTCTGCGCGCACGGCACTGGCCTTTGCGGGGCTGTTCGTCATGGTTTTACTGTTGGGTGGGCTGTGTACATACCTGGTTTCCCAATTGGTGCAAAAAACCGGTCTCAGTGGCACTGATCGAATGCTCGGTGGCATATTCGGCGTGGCAAGGGGTGTGATCCTGGTCGTGATGCTGATCCTGGTCGCCGGATTTACACCAGTGCCGAAAGATCCGTGGTGGTCAGAATCCAGAACGATACAGGCGATGATGCCGCTGGCTGACTGGTCAGCAAGCCTGTTACCCGAAACTGTCCGTGAGCACCTGGACCTTCATCCGGACCTGGAGCCAGATACCGCCGATGCGTGATTTGGTTTAGCCTGGACATTCAAACTGCCATGATAAAATTGTTACGTCTGAGCTTCACATCCAGCCAGGAGAATGCACGGGAAAGTGTGGAATCGTAGGAATAGCCGGCCGCCGTGCAGCCGCCCCATTGTTGGCTGATGCGTTGACCATGTTACAGCATCGCGGGCAGGACGCTGCCGGAATCATGACC